ACTTCGCCGGCGCTGCCGCCGCTTCCGATCGTCCAGCTCTCCGAGTAACCGAGGCCGCTCATGGATCCCTGTGTCGCGCCCATCGGAACAGTCGATGCGGTTCCGCTCGCCATGGCGCGCATGACCATCCTGCAGCTCACCAGCTTCTTTGCGTCGGGCTGCGCATTCACGTTGAACGCGTCGATGATGATGGCAGCATCGTCGAGCAGTGCCTGACAGACTGCCTTCTCGGATGTGCTCAGTGTCCGGCCCATCCGCTGCTCGACGCTGTCGACCTTTGCGTATGCCATGCGATCACCTCATTTCGTCGTCGTTTTTTTCCTCGGCTTCTCCTGCGTCTTCGGCCGCTCTACTTTAGGAGGGGCGGCGAGCTTGTGGCCCGCCGCCAGATATTCATCAAGCCGGGATTCGTGCACCCACATATCGCCGCCGGTGCTGGCATTGATGAGTTTGATCATCAGGCCGACGGGGCGACTCCGGTGAGCAGGTTGAAGCAGGCAGTGTCAGCGCGGAAGCCGACTTCGATCTCCGCCATGACGGCGAACATGTTGCGCTGCCACAGGTTGATCGTGGTGGTTCCGGACTGGAGAGTCGCCTGGTCGCTGATCGAGATCTCGACGCCAGCCACAGTGCCGAACATGGCCTGGCTCCAGTCGCCGGCGATGCCGACGATGGCCGGGACGGCAGGAGTGGAGTCCGCAGCTGCGGAGCCCGCTTTGTAGATGCCGCGGCTCTCGATGATGGGCTGACCGAGCACACGGTTCGGTGCGCCTTCGACAGCGCCGTTCGTGAAGATCGGACGGCCAGCGGTGTCGACAGCTTCCAGGAGCAGGCCGATGCCGGCCGGGCTCATGGCGAATCCGCTCAGGCTGCCGCCGTGGTTCGCGATGTCTGCATAGGCGGCCGTGAGGCCCTTGTATGCGGTGTTGCCGCCGCTCGTCAGGATGGACTGAGCCGTGCAGGCAGCAAAGTTGTCGAAGTTCTCACCCGGTTTCGCAACAGCACCGGCAACAGTCTTGTCAAACTGCTGGCCGAGAGCTGCGGGAAGGCGGCGGACGAGTTCATCGTACAGAGCGCGCAGGTCGCGCCGGAACTCTTTGGAGAAGGGCACGATCACGGCGAGCTTGTAGGCCTGCATGGTCTTCGCGCTCAGTCCGGGATTGCTGACGCTCTTCTCGTCGGTCTCTGCCACCCATGCGGCGGAAGGATCGGACGTGATCACAGGGATCTGCTTGCCGACTCCGGGGAGTTCGACGCGACGCGCCAGCGTCATGATTGCAGAAGCCTGCTGGGTCTTTGCGAGGATCTCCTGGCTGATCTCGGCCGGGGGATTGATGTTGGTTCTGTTGGAAGAAATTCCGCTCATTTTTCTAATCTCCTTTTAATTCTTTAATTCATGATGGATTCTGCCCATTCCGCGAATTTATCACGGTTGGATGCATTTGGTGTTCCGTGAGTCTCGCCGCCGTCCGGAACGCTCGGATAGTTCTTCTGCGGTCCAGCGAATGCGAGGATCTCATCTGCCTGCTTCGCACAGGCCTCTTCCGTTTCCCCGGTCAACAGATGCACGGGGACTTTCTTCTCGCCGGAGACCTTTTCGCGGATCCCGCGGATGGTCTCGGCATTCTTCATGCCGTCGAGCTCTTTCCGGAGCTCTTCGATCTGCTGCTGCGCCTTCTCCAGGTCTTCGCCGCCCTTGTTGTTTTTGGCTGCTTCGAGCTGCTGGCGGAGCTGATCCGCTTCGGACTTTACGGTGTTGACGTCCGCGCCGTTGATGCCCATCAGCTTGTCGATCTGCTCTTTGGTCGCATCGGGGAATAGTTCTGTGATGTCTGTGCGTTTCATGTTGTTCCTTTCCCGGCTACGCTTTTGTACGAGGTCGCATCTCTGCCGTCTGCCGCTTTACGACCGGCCGTCGAATGTATATATCAGCCGGTTTCCCGGTTGATTACTCAGTATTGGACCTTTCCCTTTACCATCTGTTTCAGCTCTGTCACCAGTTCTTCGTCGTCCCAGTAATAGGCCCGTGACAGATATCCGCGCCACGGATGCAGGACGGAGCCGCCCACGATCCAGTCCACATGCTCGACCAGGTTCGGCTTTTCGTTTAGGACCAGTTCGTACGGGTGCTTTGTACAGAGGAATTCCCGGAAGAAGGTGTCATCTCCTTTTCCGGCTTCTTCCAGGACGGCCATCTCCGCCGTCTTGATATCTTCAAACTCTCGCGAGAAGAACCATTCCGCGCATTCCCTCGCATAGTCGTCCGGGATCCGGACACACTGGAAGCTGTGCCAGGCGCTTTCCACATGCACCCTGCCTGTCTGATCCGGGTCGTCGGTGAACTGCTCATTGCAGAAGCCGTACACGACGCCGCTGTCGACCGCTCTGCATCTTTCCACAAAATCACGGCACGGAAGGACGTCGTCCTGGATGTGCCACGTCCCTTCGTCGCCCATCCTCGCCTCGAAGCTCCTCATGCAGGCCAGCAGGTTTCCCTGTTTATCGGAGTCGTTCCAGATCTCCACCTCTTCCGCTCCCTGTTTCAGAAGCATCGGTGCGAGGAATCCCTCTGCGTACCACATTCGCTTCGGGCATGCATGAATCAGGACTTTCACGGTCTTACCTCGCTCCACGGCATTTCGTTGTATTTCTTCCAGCACTCGCTGACCTTCCAGTTCTCGTGCTCGCCCATGAAATGCCGGATGATCGGATCTCCGTACGGCTCCGTCCCCCGGCCTGCGTTGTACTCACGCGGCAGCCACAGCACGGATCCGGAGCAGATCATGTTGAACACATCCTGTTCCGGATAGGCGAATTTTCGCCTGTTTAGCGCGTCGATGACTTCGTCCCCTCTTCCGCTCGTCCGGAGCCGTTCCAGGTTCATCATCATCATTCCGGCATTGAAATACGGGAATTCCGGCTGATCGAGTCCTGTCGTCTCCCGGACGGCTGCGATCATCTTGCCATCCATATCGAGATCCCACAGGTGGCTGATGTCCTTGCAGACGACCGTGTCGACATCGATCGACAGGATCCTGTCGAGATCCGGAAACAGTCTGTGATAGGCCGCTCGGATCAGCACCATGTACGTCCACGAGCTGCCGTAATTCGGGCTGCCTGGCCTGAACCACTCCTGCCCGGAGATGTTGATCACTTCGCACTCTTCCGGCAGGTCATAGCCGATGTCATAGTCCTCCAGGAGGAGGTAGATCTTGTCGACGTCGCTGTTGTGGAGAATGGATTTGATGGAGACTTCCATGTCCCTGTACAGGTTCCTCGTCCCCGAATAGACTGCAGCCTTCATACGTTCTGCTCCTCCGCTGCGGAGGACTCCCGCTCCTTCCGCTTTTCGTAGTTGTCCCGCTTCTGGGCGTTTATCACGTCTTTGTTCTCGTCGTAGAACTCGCGCCGCAGGTAGTTGATCGGGTCGGCAGGATCCTGCGCCTTTGCCTCGTCATACTCTGCCTTGTACTCGTCCGGATCGTAGCCCTCGACCTGCGTCAGGTTATCGAAGCGGACCGCATAAGTGCAGTCGCAGTTCGCATGGATGTGTTCCGCGTGCCCGTTCCGGATTGCTTTTCTGCTGGCGTTCTGCCATCCTCTCGATGCGAGAGTGATGCAGAAGGCGCATGTGTCGCCGGAAGGGATCCACGCCCACTGTGCTCCGTCCCGCAGCGCGTTGTGCATGACGGTGTCCACGCCCGTCATCTTCACGAGCCGGCTGACGGATCCGGAGACGATCTCCTGATTTTCGGTCTTCAGCGTGCCGCGGACGGCCTTGGCCACTTCGCCATAGGTCGCCGTCTCGGCCGGTATCGCCGGATTCAGGTTCATCCCGCTCATCAGAGCCGTCGCATCGTACATTTCCGCCGCCAGTGTCGCAGCTGCTTCGCCGTACCGGTTGGAGATATTCCAGGCGACGTATATCAGATTCTCTACATCTTCGAGTGTTTTCGGGCTTCCGTACGTCTCGAAGTAGTGCCGCATCGAATCCGCCGCTTTATCGCTGATCAGGCGAAGCGCCGCGATGTATCTCGTCCACGACTGCTTCGAGATCTTCATTCAATCCCCATTGCCTCCAGTGTCGCCGCACCGCGGGATCTCTGCTCCTGGGCCCGGATCCGGCGGATGTCCGCCTTGGAGAAGCCGATCATCTCCAGGAAGGTGTCCGTCTGGGCGAAGCTCTGCCGGCTCGATGCGATCTTGATCGCCGCGTCGGCCGTCACAGCCACGGAAGGCATCGCAGGATTTTTGAAGTGCGCCATGATCTCCAGCTCTGCCGGAGTCAGTTCCTCCGGAGTCTTGTTCTGTGCGATCGCCAGCGCCATGACCGCGATGGTCTTCAGGCTGTTCCCGTTCCCTGCGTTCAGCTGCTCGGCCATCCCGACGAGCGTCTGACTCTGCGCCAGGATCGCGTCGGAGCTGGTCGGATTCGCATCGTTGACCACACCGGTGTCCGTTACGGTCAGCCCTG